CGTGTGTGTCAGCATCTTGAGAGTTTGATATTGTTGATATCGATTGTAAGGGTGCTGACGATGCAGATGTAGATTTTGTAGAGCTTAAACCAGAACCTGACTGTACAATCTTTATCCCAGCTGAGTTTGATAGATTTGAAAATGTTATTGCAGAACTGCTATCTGAATAAACATTTTTATATAAATTTGAAACTTTAGCATTTATACTTCCGCTGGGCTGAACAAAGTATTTGACGCCGCTTAAATAAAAGATGTCATCATCTTCAAAAGGTTTAAACTCTACAAATGATGACGAAAGTGCTTGAGAATTGTTATCATTAACCCATTCAACGTAATTTGTTTCTCTATCAGACCCGCCTACTTCGTGTATTACTCTTGCGTAATTCCACCCATTTCTTTGGTCAGAAGTTGTAACACGATATCTTGCTGTTCTATAAGTTTCAATGTAATAGGGAACTTCATTGTCAAACTCTACAGGCCGCCATACACTCAAATTGAAAAATCCTGAACCGTTTCCATTCAATGAGGTTCCTGTTCCCGAGCCTGGCTCACCTGCTCCAGCAAGATTATATGAACCGGTTAACTCAACTGTGTGGAGAACTGACCCATTCACTTCAAGCTTGAGAGAACCACTATTTGCATCAGAAAAAGAATTTGCTACATAGTCTGGTGAATTTGCAGACACATCTTCATTTAAGTCACCTTCAATTGAAGTGTTTAAAGCAAAAACAGATCTTCTTAAGTTATTTGACAATGCAGCTGTTTGATACAAATCATTAATATTTGAAGCTGAAAAACCTGCGGCGGTACCTACATTTGTGTAACCTGTAATTGACTTTGACGACCCGAAAGATAAATTGCAATCAGTACCATCATCATTACAATCAATGTCATCTAAGTTAGGGACTGCAGTTATTGTTCCTGTTCCTGCACCGAACGATACTGTGATACTGCTTATGTAGCCTGTCCAAGCTTCATCTGCCTCGACTCTCAGGCCAATGTATTCGTCATCCCCTATGCCGACCGTTCCTAATGTCACATAATTAGTAGCATTTAGTGTATTATCAAAACTCAAAGATCCGTTTGCTGTATGTGCACCATCATTATCAGAATAGGAGTCCAGCGTAAATTCAGTAGCCAAATCCAACCATCCTGTTTCTCTAGACCCGTCAGACGGAAATTTCACAAAAACACGTATTCTACTTGAATTTAAAGAAGTGGCAGATGGCACTATTGTCGCGCCAGAACCATTTATTGCGAGTGACAAGTCATATACTGTGGCGCCTGTCTCATTCTTAAACCATCGATAAAAAGTTCTTTGCCCTGTTTCTCCAGAATAGTTTGGATTTTCAGGAGGCGCATTGTTTAGTGATCCGCCCTCGCTATTATCTCTAAAATCACCTGAATTTGGTGCAGTTGGAGAGTATAGCCGCTCTTTATAGAATAACAGGCCGTTGCTGTGGCCTCCATTCGAAGCTGTCATGTGCTTCGTAGAATCCCACTGATTTGCGGCATCATATAGTGCTGCTTGTGTATTGTATGAACCGCTGACTATTCTGTAATTTTCTCTTCTAAATGACTCAACAAGTGCTGTTGATGAATTAGAAAGATTGTACATCCATATACCGCTAGTCGAAGCTTGACCCGAGTTTGATAGATTTGCTTTTAACGGATGTGTTACAGTTACGCCTGCAGTAATAGTCCCACTTAAAAAATAGTTTGATGTTACAGCGCCTGAACCCGTTATATGGAGAACTTTTGTATGATTTTCGCCCCCGGCTATTGTGGGCTTTGTTTGTGCTGATATTGTAAAAGCAGGGCTACTGCTTGCTGCTGCAGCATTTGAAGTAGTAAATGTTATGTTTGTATTGTCGTAAATATACTTATATGCGTTTGAGACTCTTGTTTTGTATGTTCCAGAACCACTTCTATAATATTCCACACCTGAAAGATAAACGCTTCCTGACCCTTCAAATGTTAAAGAGCTTCCGGCAGCAGATAGGGCGTTTGCGTTATTGTCATTAACCCATTCTATGTAGTTTGTTGTAATTGTTGAACCAGTTCTTATATGCTGAACTCTTGCATAGTTCCACCCATTTCTTTGAGTTGCTGATGCTACAACAAACTTTCCTGTTCTATGTTTAAAAGAATTAAAAGAGTTTCCATTTGAGAATGTTCCTGTTGTTGGTGTAGAGAGAAAATTAAATCCTGACCCATTCCCGTCTAGATACGATCCAGTCCCAAGGCCTGATGTTCCGCTACCTATTAAGTTTGAAGTTAAATCAACTTGCTTGACAACAGTTCCGTTTACTGTTAAATGTAAAACACCAGCCTCTGAATCTCCAAACGAAAAATCAGGATAATTTTGAATACTATTTCCCTGACTATTTGAAGAGACATCTGAATTTAGAATCCCGCTAATATGCGTTGCTAAATTAAAAACGCCAAGCCTTATATTACTGCTGCTTGTTGCTACTGTGTATGATGTGTTAACGTTAGCTGACGAGGCAAGGCCTGCTGAAGATCCCACTGATACATACGCTGGGGAGCCTGAAGACTGATCATTGCTAGAACCAAATGATAGAAGCGCTGTCGCACCTGTATTTTTTGAGTTTATATTGTCAAGTGTAGAAGCAGGTGCTGGTGCTAAAGCTTTCAGTACTTCGTTGAATCTGTCAATAGAAGTCCCAATTGTTGTATTTGAAGTAAAGTCTGTGAACAAACCGTCTTCATAATCTCCATCTTCTGCTGAGCCAATTGTCGAGCCGCCCGTTGTTGTTGCTGCTATCGTAAAAGACCCAGAACCGGTGTCTGCGATGGTTACATTATCACCTGCAGTTAGACTTCCTGATAAAAAGCCACCGGTTCCGTCTGCAATTTGAATTGACCCTATTGAACCCGAAGATTCTATGATCCTGACAGCTGTCATAAACTAACTCAACTAACTTAACTTACTATACGACTATTGAATTCAATAAAAAACAAAAGCAATACTAATATAAGTATTTATGAGAAAAGATAAAATTACTTTATTTCTTTTAAAAGCTGTGCAATATCTAGGCCTGCACAGTCTATCTTTCTTCTTGTTAAGTGGTAATGACTAACAAATCCTTCAAATTTATTAGATTCTGCCTCAGGCGAAACTTTTTTTAAAGTATTGCCTTCGTCATCAACAGGTGTTTCTAATGGTATCCCGATGCCCTCATGCATTGCTTTCCATAACGCTTTTAATGCTTCAATTTGAACAGGATAGAAGTCAGTGAAATCATCCATTTTACTTCCATGCACTTGAGCGCCTGAAATAACAGGCCGTTTTCCAAAACCTTTCCTTTCATACCAGTCTTGATATTTGAGATAATATGCATTTGATATTTCCACGCCGACTGAAGAATGATTCCATGCTCGACCTCCTGCATGCCAGCATGCATGATTTGTATCTAACAGTTGGTATATTGTTCCATCGTTGTCGATACAAAAATGAACAGATATACCTCTCTTGTTTAATACACGAGCACAAGTACTAGAGTCTAAACAAACATCCCAGTGATTAACAAATGTTTTTATTTTTCTTGGCTCAAAATAAGGTGTATACCCACCTGATAGAGACAAGCCGTCTTCTTCACTCCATAACACAACTTTATCCCACTCAATAGGAATAAAATTTCCTGCATGAACAATGTGAGCTTGATCTTTTTTACAGTGCAATACTGGCCTAAAATCATCAATATCAGATAATCGTTCGTTTAATTTCACCCTATACGAGGTCGGGCCGAACATTCCATCAGCAACTAGCCTTGTCTTTCTTTGCCACTTTCTAATTGCTTCAACAAGATCTTCATCAAAGTCCTGACAGTTAAACCAGTCTGGGGTCCAGCCAAGCTTGACTGATGAAGCTTCGTTATAAAATACTTTATCAACCATGATATTTTCCTATGCTTATTCTTTTGTTAATAACTATTCACATAAAAGAAAAGCGTCTAAAGACGATTTAAAAATATTCACAGCAGCGATTAAGAAAAATCATAATTGATGTTTACACTAACATTTAGCCTTGGCACACGAATATTATTTGCAATCTTTAACTTTTTTGCTTCTTTTGCATCAATATACCAGTCAGACCTGCCGCGGTCGTGGACTTTTTTCATAAAATAATCATCAGCCTGGCCACAATTTCTGGCCATCATCTTATAAACCTTTTCATTTAGCCTTGAAGTCTCTTCAGCTGAAGCTTTTACCTCTTCAACTTTCCCATGAGACCAGCTAGAAACATCATGAATCATTAGCGTTGCATCAGTGTCCATAAATCTAAGACCGTCTTCACCAAATGTGAATAATATTGCACCGCATGACATTGCCTTTCCTTCGATTATTGTAGCAATCGGAAGATCTGAAGACTTTATAGAAGCTATCATGCTCATTAGAGAGTAAACTTGCCCTCCGTATGAATCAATAACTACTGGGATTATTTTCTGTCCTGTATTATGTGCTAAAGATATTTGACTATCAAATTCTTTAGCACTTTCCTCATCAAACTTATTTACTCTTATGATGATAGGATTGTGTCGTAATTCGACATCTTTTATATTTTTATCTACATCTAGTTTCCACAACATTTTTTCTCCACTTTGGTAAGGTTATGTGCATTTTGAGTGGCCACATGCTGAACATGCAACGCACCCTTCTTGATAAATTAGAGAGTTTTCGCTGCTGCACTCGGGACAATCTTTGTCCCCACCAACGGAACCATCCTTGATATACGACTTAAGACATCTTGCGATTACTTTTGAAAATGAAAATAGATCAGCTTCCTTATCTTTTTGAAGCTGCTCAACAACATATTGAATGGGCGCGCCATGTCGAAGGGCAAGTGAAATTGTTCTAGTATAACCGGCATAATTTGGGTTGTCGAAAACTGATACAACATCTTTTATTGTAAACTGATCGTCTCCTTCACCACATACGAGATCATACTTTGATAATACTGACTTTCTCGGTCTTCTGTGAATTTTTCCAAATGTATGTTTCTTTGGAATTTCAACATATTGACTAAGGCCACCAATGACCTCATAGGGTCGTCCATTCATAATACCCACAAGTATTGTCCATTTTTCGCCCTTGATTGTTGCTTGATGAATTTCACAATCAAGCGTCTGGGGTCTTTTTGGTGCAATATTGTCAATAAAATCAATATTTTCTCTTGATGACTTATTTGAAGATTTGTCTCCTACAAGAACGCCACTTCTTGCCCCATCCCTGTAAACTGTTACACCTTTACACCCAAGTTTCCATCCAGTCATGTAGACTTTTTTAACTGTATCAACATCAATATCTGATGGTAGATTTGTTGTGTTTGAAATTGCGTGACAAACCCACTTTTGTGCTGCTGCTTGCATCTTAACTTTTGATACCCAGTCAATTTCATTTGCAGTTGCGCCTGCGTATGGACTTAAAGACACTAATTCATCGTCTGATTTATCTCCATCTGCAGCAATTAATCCTCTTTGAGCCATCCAAGCCTTGAATCCATGATGATACACAGTGTATTCTTGCCACTTGTCACCACTTTCATCAATAAAATCGGCGCGTCCGTCCAGGTCGTTCTCAGTAAGCTTCTTTCTTCTTGTATAATGAAGCATAAACGAAGGTTCTATGCCTGACGTCGTCTGTGTCAAAACTGATACTGAGCCTGCCGGGGCAGTAGTTGTGTTTGCAATATTTCGTCTTCCAAATTTAAGGTAATCACCCTTTCTATGTGGGAGTAATTCTTTTAAAATTCTTTTTAAAAATGGGTGGCCAGACTCTTTTGTGATATCCCAAATTGGAAATGGGCCCCGCTCTTTGGCCAGTTGTATTGATGATTCATACGAGTTCAATGCAAGCCACTTGTAAATTTCTTCAGTTGTCTCAATTGATTTTTCTGAACCGTATCTAATATTAAGCATTGCTAAAGTATCACCCAGACCTGTTATCCCCAGGCCGGTGCGTCTGCCGCTAATCGCAGCAAATTTTATTTTTTTCCACAAATCAAGCTCTGATCTCTTTACACTTATGGGTTCAGGATCATTTTTTATCTTCAAAAGAATCTTGTCAATTTGTTCTATTTCAAGATCAATCATGTCATCCATTAGTCGCTGGGCTTTTTGAACGACTTTCGCAAATTCTCCGTAGTTAAATGACGCATTATCATTCCAGGGATATTCGACAAATGATGTAAGATTGACAAGCATTAATCTACAAGAGTCGTGAGGAGACAGAATAATCTCTCCACACGGATTTGTTGACGTCGACCCAAAGCCTTCAGCCGTGTAAATGTCTGATGGCGTGTTTTTTATTGCTGTATCCCAGAACAGTATTCCAGGTTCAGCTGATGCATGTGCGCTGTTGACAATTTCATGCCAAAGTTCTCTTGCTTTAATAGTGTCTGTTATCGAAGGATTTTCGCTATCAACTGGCCAACGTAATTGAAAGTCGCTATTTGTTTCAACTGCTTTCATAAATTCATCAGTCAATCTGACAGAAATATTTGCTCCTGTTACTTTTGATAAATCATTTTTTATAGTTATAAAATCCATGATTTGAGGATGATTAACAGAGACTGTTAGCATTAGCGCGCCGCGGCGGCCGCCTTGGGCCACTTCTCGACATGTATTAGAAAATCTTTCCATGAAAACTTCTATACCGTCTGTTGTCTTTGCTGCATTTGCAGTATTTACCCCTTGTGGCCTAATTGACGATATATCAAAGCCTACCCCGCCACGCCTCTTTGCAATTTGTGCTAACTCTTGATCTGTTTTTAATATTCCACCGTAACTATCCCAAGGAGACTCAATAACAAAACAGTTTGAGAGTGATTGTATTTTTGTATTATTACCAATTCCGCTCATAGGCGACCCTTGAGGAACTATATACTTGAAATTTTTGAACAAGTCATATATCTCATCATAGGGTAGTGGGTTTTCATAATTAGCTTCAATACGAGCTAATTCGCTAGCCATTCTTTTGTGCATATCATCAGGCGATTTTTCTAAATAATCCCCTGATTCATCTTGTAAAGCATACTTGCTTACGAAGACATTCGCAGCTAACTCATCTCCGTTAAAATATCCTAAGCTTTCTTGAATTGCGTCTTCGTATTTGGCCATTTAAAGTCCTACTGATTTGTGATTTCTTTCCACTTAGATTTTAACATGTCTTTTGTGCCTGTGTTCCTACTTTCAATAAAATCTAATGCAGACATTTCGCCAGCTCCCTCAATTACACTAATTTTAGACTTTTCACAATCAATCCTGACAGGGAAAAGTATTCCATCTTTTCCGGCCCTGTTTTTTGCAACAAATAGGCGGCCGGCACCGGTTGATTTTTCAAGCTGCTTTCTAGAAAGAGAAACGACAACATCAGCAACCATGGCCTTTCCATAAGCTTCTGACATATTATCTAACCCTACAACATCCTTATCTGACGCTTCTTTGTTTGCTTGAGATGCTGTCCAGATAGGAATTTTAAGCTCCATGGCCATGTTTCTCAACTCTTCATAAATCAACTTTAGTTCATGACGCAAAGAATCATATTGCCTAGTTGACCTCATAATATCAGCATAGTCAATCACTATCAAGCTAGGAATAAAATCTTTCATTGCTAATTTTTCTAAATGATTTCTTATTGTCACGACGCTTGCTGATCCTGTTGGGTATTCTTTTATGATCAACCTTCCGTAATCTCTCTCTTCATAAATTTTAAGAATTTCTTCTTTTCTGTCTTGAACATCTGATGAAGGTATATCACAAAGATGACTATCATACCTTACACCAACAGATGTTTCTGTTAATTCAAAAGTGTAATGAACAACATTTTTTCCAACTTTTAAAGCGCTCGCACCTACATGAACTAAGAAGTGAGATTTCCCCACGCCTGTTGGCGCAGTTATAACTCCAATTTCGCCTCGGGCCAAGCCACCATTAAGTATATCTTTCTTATCTAGCTGATCGATACCTGTTGGGCAAGTAAGCCTTGTTAACTTCGTAAATCTTGCTTCGTAATCTTCAAAAAAAACGTGGCCGGTGGTCGACTGTGCACCTTTGGCAACAGCATCTTTCATTATATTTAAAACAGACTCATAATTTTCTGCTGAGATTGCCTTAACTGAATCTTCCAATGCCTGTCTGAGCGCTTGCTTTTTGCAAAAGTCAAGAGACTTATCTTTTACGTACTGTAGATCTCCTAAGTTTGGCTTGTTTTTCACACGAGATAAAAATTCTATTACCTGCTCTCTAAGTATAACATCATCACCTTCAGAAAGCTCATCTCTGATTATTGATACAAGCAGTTGCAGTGTTGGAAAATTTTTGTACTTATCATAAAAACTAAAAAATCTATTACAAAGATACTGCAGGTATTTCTGTTCAAAGTAGTCATATGTCATAACCTCATACATCTGACTTGCCCACGTATGATCAATGAGCATAGATTGAAATATCTTTTCTTGAAATTGTCTTCCGTATTTTGAAAAATATACTTCTTCATTTTTATATTCAGTATTCATTGTTTCCTTTTTTAAGGCGCTTAAGTATAAAGTTTGCCCTTATTAAATCTAAATTTTTGATTCCGGAATTTTTTAGTATTTTGTGTGCCTTCATATTATCACACGATAAATCAACTTTTTCAATCTTTTCATTAATTTTTGTCACTTGAAATGAAGATAAATTATTGACATCCAGATGAATTAACTTCCAATTTCTTTTTATTAGATTGTTAGATGATTCAATGTATCCTAAAATTTTTAATTTCTTCGTTTCAGATAATTTTTTTGCATCTTCGATGAAGTCACTAACTAAATAGTCTTCTTCTAAAGAAAATTTATCAAAATACTTTACCAAAGTTTTATAAGACACACCCTTTACCCCAGGGATGTTATCAGAAGAATCCCCAGTTATCGATTTTGCTAAACAAAAATTATTTGGATGTACACCAAATCGATCAACTACCTTGTTAACGTTAACGTAAGACTTAAGAGTAGGAGACCAGATAATTGTTGTTTTATCAAGAAGCTGATAGAAATCATGATCAGAAGATATCACGACGTTTTCATCTGTGCTTAACTTATACTTGCACATATAACCAATCGCGTCGTCAGCTTCGGAATCATCTACGTACAACTGCGTTACAGGAAAGCAGCTAATTAAGTCAACTAGTAAGGCTACTTGAAAATTTCTATTTTGAATTGTATCTGGTATGTCATTTTCATAGTATCTATTTAACTTTTGAGGTCTTCTTCCTCTTTTGTAATCAGGAAATAAGTCTCTTTTTCTCTTCGAACCTCCTGACTCCCATACAACAATAACCCTATCAGGGTTTGTCCTCTCAGTCATATTTACTAAGTTATTAAAAAATCCAACAATTCCACCGATTTGTTCCCCGTTTTCTGACATTGCAGGATGCGCAACATAGTGCCTTGTAAATAAGTTATATGCGTCTACGATGAGATTTCGCTTACTCATCTGTTAGATCTAGATCTTCAGCAATTGACTTCATTTCCTCGTATGACTCTGGATTAATATCAATTCCATCATCTGTATTTAGAACTTTTACCATTGCGTTTTCAAGAAGTGGATCTATGTAACTCGCATATTCTCTATTCGACAGTATCTCGTCAAAGTCTTTCTTCCTAAACTTCTTTTCAATGATGAGCTCCCCTGTTTCAATATTGCAGACTTCAAGAGTCTTCCACTGCCCTGAGCCGGCTACTTTGACATTATATCCGTTAACATCATCTTCACCATGCTTTCTTAGTAAGTCAAATAACTCTTCATGTTCAACAATTCCTTTTCCAAAGTGTATTTGAAAATTTGCTGTTCTAAAGGGTGGGGCTACTTTATTCTTAACAGTCTTCGCAGAAACTTGAATACCAATAACATCATCCCCATCTTTAATTTGCTGCCCTGCTCCCAATTTAATTCGTATAGACGAGTGAAAAGGGATCGCCTTGCCTCCGGGTGTTGTTGTAGGATCGCCATACATAACACCAATCTTTGTTCTGATCTGATTAAGAATTACAAATAATGAGTTAGTTTGTCCAATGACACCTGTTATTTTTCTCATTCCCTTTGAAATAGCTCGAGCTTGAAGACCTATAGACTCTTTGTCATAATCTCCAATAAGTTCTGCTTTCGGTGATGACGCAGCTACTGAATCCCAAATAATTGTGATTGGAACATCTTTGTCAAGTGCTTTTGCTTTTAATATCGTTTTTTCTGCAATGCCTAAAACTTCTTCTGTGCAATGTGTGTCAACATAAACAAATCTTGTTGATACATTAACTCCTAAGTTTTGCAAATTTTCAACAGATGTCGCATTTTCTGTGTCAATATAAACTACAATCCCGCCCATACTTTGTGTACTTCTAGCTATCTGGGTTGCAATGTGTGACTTTCCGATTGACGGCGGGCCAAATATTTCAATAATCCTCCCTTCAGGAAGACCCCCTTGATTTCTATTTGCACAGATATAATCAAGCATTCTAGATCCTGTGCTGATCCATCTATTTACATGTGTTGGGCTTTCATCTTCTGCTAAATTATATGCAACTCTAGCACCGTGATCTTTGTTTAGTGACCTGATAAGATCTTTAGTAAAGTCATCCTTAGACATTAATGTCTCCTTATTTGATACAAGTATAACGTAATGATAAAATTTTTACACAAAAAAGGAGCCCTAATAGAAGGGCTCCCATTAAGATTATATTTCTACTCCATTAAATCAGCAAATGCATCATCTAAATTAGAGTAAGACTTTTCGCTTGTATTCGTAGTTGAGCTAGACCCGCCTGATGTATTAACAGGTACTTCAGTCCCTTCATCGGACTCATCATCAGCTGTTAACCAGTCACTGATGATCTTTGATAGCTCATCATATGACTTTTCTTGAAAGAGGTCATCGACACTAGGGATATTCTTCATCCACTCTGCTGCTTGAGAGTCATCAGTTGACAAAGCTGTGGATCTTCCTCGAGGAAGAACTGCTGTCATTGCCCACTGCTGGCCGGGATTTTTTGTGCAAACAACCTTGATATCTCTCCCTGTGGACGGATCTGTGATATCACCGTAATCCTCGTCTAGCATCAAGCTCAACAACTTTTGATATACTGTTTTTCCAAAACCCCAAATTTGCGGGCCCTTGTCTTCTTCACCCCTGACAATTACAGCTGCGTATACACGCATCTTTGGATATAGCTTCTTTGCCATATCGTAAGACTCTTTTGTTCCTTCGTCCCTGAGCTTGTTGATCAAGTCCTGGATTGGGTCTCTATGTCCGAATTGTGACGGAGCTAAGAGGCCTCGTTGACCCGGAATATTGTAATAAAATTGCAGCTCTTTGAAAGGCTGACCGTCGTTGTCTGGGAAAGAAATCAAACGAACTGTATGTTCTTCACCTTCAATTGGTCGCCACATTACGTTTCGGCTTCTGTTATTTCCGCTTAATCTATCTAACTTCTTTCTAATTGCATCAAAATCAATTGACATTTTTTCTCCTTTAAATTTTAAAAAGCATTACTTAGTTTTTAATGTTTAATTTGTAACGCACATTTATAATAATGTGTGTTGGGTTGTTGTACAAGAATCTGTACAAAATTATTTTATTTTTCCATATGTACGATGTGCGTAATTATGAAAATTTTCAATATCTTTTTTAGTGTAATTTGGAGTGCCCGCTCTGTGCATTTTTCCCATTGGAACTGCAGCTCCTCCGACACCGCCAGCTGAGTATTCTTCTAATTCATCATCTTCGTGTATTGGACAGTCACCTTCATGCAACTCTCCGCAGTGTTCACATACCATTCCTTCATCAATATCGACTAAATCATCAGCATATAGCTCTTTGAGAGTAAGCTCACCATTTTCAGTAATGACATCCCAGACTGATTTAAATGCTTTTGTTAACATTGCCTGCTTTTCTTTTGTATCTTCAGGCGCTGCTGTGGGTCCTCCGGCATCTTGAGCAACCTGTGATGTAAACAATGTTGCCTTTCCTGGATTAAGCCCTACAGCTGCCATTTCCTCTTCCGTAGAAATTCCATCAAAATGATCAAATATAAGCTGAATCTTACCTAGTCTAGAAAGTTTATCGGGATTTAAAAGTAAATCTACGTTACCCAGATAATCGAGAGGCTTTCCGGCTGCGGCCAATCCCTTAGAAGCAGCTTTATAAATTATATTCTTGTCTTCACTAGTCATAGATCGAACCCAGTCAGCATATTTTCTAATAATAAAGTCTGGGACGTCTTCGGGATCTAACATTGAAAGACCCACGTTTAAATAAATGCCTTGCTGGAATGTAAGAGCGTCTGCAAATCCGATAAAATCAATTAAAATATCACGGATCTTATCATTGATGTCATCCCACTCCTTCTCAAGCATGACAATGTCTTCATATGCGATATCTAGGTCTGGCATATCTTTCAAATTTGTCATTCTGTACACAACTTCATCTAGTTGACCATCTAGCCAGGCATCCTCTTCAATCTTACCTTCAGCTTCTAAAAAGTCATCACCTAGCTCAATATCAGATAACTTACTTAGTTTCCTTGTGAATCCTTTGACTTGTGATCTAAGACCCCAAGGGCCAAAGTACGACCACAAAAATGAGACAGAAGCAAGGGCGTCACCGACTCCTGGGATTGAATAAACTGCGCTTTTACCCAAATTCAAACCTTTTGTACCCCATCGACTTAGATCGCTCATACTAATTTCTTTGATTAGATTCTTAATTTCTTCATCAACTTCATCTTCATTATACTCTTCTTCTTCTGTGGGGTAACCTTTGTTGACTCTTGACATGTACATGCCTCCAAACGTATTATCTGCTGAATTTGTAAAACCACCGTTATGACTAGTCTTTTGTTTCGTATGGGGCGAAACTGATAAATCTCGCCCTACTGTCAGGTTTATTTCATCAACCTTTTTCATATAACTATATATTATGAAATTAATGTATTATCAACCCTTAACGAAATGTTTGTTATAGGATCTGTTATCTCTTGAAGGGCTGACATTTTATTATAAGCTAACTCATCTACTTCAACAATAATTGCATCGTGAATCACAGCCCTTAGTTCAAGTGATTCCTTCTCAATTAAGTTTTTAAATGCCAAGCAACAAAAATCAGCAGCAGAAGACTGGAGCCAGTAATTCATTGGTGAAGCAATTTCATAAATTGGTCTTCCGTATAAATTGTAGAAATATCCATTTTTTTCATATACACTAATTAAGTTTTCAACTATCTTACTTATCTGAAAATAATCATGTATTTTTTTGATTGTTGGCTTTGAAAGTCCAGATATTTTCGAAACTCTTGAAATTGTTGATCCATACAATGATGATATCACTGCAATTTTTACTTTTGTTCTTGGCACGTTGTCTTCTACAAATAGTGAGTAAACATCGTCGACAGGTTTGTTTCCTATCAATATATTCAAAAGTGAAGGCTCACACGACTTAACATCTATTTCAATGAGCTTGTTATCTTTTTTAACCTTTAAAGACTTTCTATCTTCTTTCTTCATTGTTAAAAAATTTGTCCCTTTGACAATTTTCATTCGGCCGGTCAGCGTTGAAGAGTGATTATACTCAGCTTCGCTGACTGTATCTGTTAGTTCATATCTTTTTGCCAGCACTTTGAAATAGTAGTCACTAAGCTCCATGTCACATATATCTTTAAATAAAGTTGCAGCTTCTTTTACTTTTTCTTTACCTACGATATTAACAACATTATGGGTATTGTCTTTTACATTTAATGTTGTAAGAAGGCGCCTGTATTTTTCGCCCACAGTCGCGAAATCTATTCTGTTAATTTCAATAATCTTTTTGAGCATCCAGGTGTCAAGTGTGTGCTCAAAATCTCTCTGAACGTTAACTGGTCTACCAATAACTGCCTTATTAAGATTTAAATTGCATTCTTTTAATTTTAAGCTTTTATAATAATTCATAGACAAACCTTATAGAATTATTATAAAATTTACATGAGAATGTCACCCAAGAAGCGTTATTGCGTCTTCTATCTTCCCTCTTAGACTTGTGATATCACCCTGGCCGGCGAAGATTAAATCTACAGACGTAGTAAAATTTCCTGCACTAATATTGTGCTTGACAGACTTAACTGAGTATAGATTATCTAACGTTGTTGCTGTTCCAAAGTCTATGTATATCTGATTTCCTCGCTGTATCAATACATTCCCTAACATTTCAACTGTTATTGTTGCGGGAACAATTGTCACCTCATCAAATTGATCAGAAGAACTCCCGACATCTTGCGGATTGTTTCTATTGGCGTAAGATGAAATCATAATTGTTTGACTGATGTTATTACTTACATTTGATGACACGCTTACACTTTTAATTACACCTGTCGATGCGCCGTATGTGATTGACGGATAGCCTCTTTTTACAGCTTCTTTTAGAACATAGGCATCTGCTTTTTTAACGTAAGTCATGAGTGCCTGCTGAAACTTGCTCCCAGTCTCAAGGGTCCCCTCTTCTGCTTTCAAATATGCGTTAAGTACCTCATCGCTTCCTCCGATACCCTTAACAATAACTTTTCCTGCTGAACCTTCTGATAGTAGAGAATTTATTAACGCTTCTTGTGGCCTCTTGGAAGTCTGCTCATCGTAAATGTGAACTCTGCATATTGTCTTTGTATAATCAGCGCCTGCTTTCGTGGGATTTTGTCCCGAATCTTCTTTCAGGTCTTTGTTTTCTTTGTCAGTGTGAAGTTTTGTAAGTGACTCAATATACATGCTAATGTTTGGCCTTACAAACTTAGGCTCAGCAGGAACCCCCCCGTCTTTCTCGTAAATAGCACGGCATGCAGCAGAGATCCCTTCTTTCTTTATTTCTCTCGCTCTAGATATGCGGTCTTGAATTTCTGCTGCTTTTGTTTTCTGAACGTCTTCACCGGCTTCTACACCTTCAGTGGAGGCTTTCCATATTTTGAAGTCTTCCATCATCTTTTCAACCTCATCTTCAGTTTGTTCAAACTCTGCTATTGCTGCTGATATTCCGTAAGCTGAGATTCCCCTATCCCGTATTATCTTTCTCTCAATAAGATTGAAAAATCCATTTACTGAAAGCCTGGGAGACTTGGCAAGCTTTTTGGCGACAATTTTTTTTAGAAGGTTTTTTTCAATTGGCAAACTTGCTGTTGTATGCTTTCTTGCGCCTCCCGATAGTTCATTGAACGGATAAAAGAACATTTGGACTTCGTCGAACAGGCCTGACATTGCTAAAGAGTGTCCTACGAAACTGCACATAATCTTTCCAAGTGTGACGGTTCCGGCTTGCCACAGTTCTTTTTCCCAGTCGACAAAACTACAAAACGCTTTCTTGAATGGGTCTGTGTTATATAACCCGTTGCTATCATTGACCGCAGGATAGCCATCAGTTAAGGCATACAATTTTCCGTATATCAACGAAGTTGCGTCTTTCGTGTCCTCTAGCTTTGCAGCTTCGATTCTATCTTTTAGTGCATCTGAAGTGATCACTTCACCGTCTCCTACAAGAGGCTTTCCTTCTGGACCGAGCATATTTGCAAGTGAATTTCTAAAAATCGTTGGGTCGGCCGAGTCTTTATTTGAATTTGCGGATTCATAAGCGCTTACTAAGTCAGAAAATTGTTTATATGTTATCATTGCATTCGGGCCAATTGTATTTCTTTGACCAATTCTCATAAGATGTCTGACCTCTCGTAACTCTGACTTTGCTTTGTCACCGACCTGGCCAGAGAACCCAGGCAGGCCTGCTGATCCAGCTTGGCTAGCGTGACGTTTTAAAATATCTTCCACAATTCTTGTTATGCTAGTTTTAAATGTTGCGAGTGGAATTTTTGCGCCTGAAGCACAAGATATTGATCTAGACTCATCGCTTCCAAAGCATGCAAGATTTAAAGAAATCTTTACTGTGTTTCCATCTGAAAATGAAAAATTAGATGACTTTACTGTGTATACAGATCTGTCTCTTAAAGAATTTAAAAATTTTCCAACAATATTTTCTGACTCAATTCCACCCTCTGGATGAGACCACCCATACTCAATAACAATCTTTGTTGATCCAAACTGATTCGCTGCTACAAGATGAGATATATCTGGTAGTCTAGATCTGTCATGGAGTGTCAGCTGCATTGTCCCAACTTTACTAGAAAACAATGCTGACCCCATCCCAGAAATGTCTATGCTTAGATTATTTAATGTAAGGAAAGGCGTTATTGGATCAAGTATCTTTGAACCGTATAATGTGCCGCCCAGATCAGTCGGTCCATTATTAATGTCAGGATTTGCCAGAGTTTGCGGCGCTGTAAAGATATCCATCAAGCTTATGTCTTTTCCGACTGTTTCTTCAAATATGTTATTTGAAAAAAGTGTGTTGATATCTTTAAACCCATACGGCTCCATGGTGCTTAGGCCGATATTTTCGTCTAAGACAAAACCACCACCTGTGCCCTGCTTTATAAACCTCATAAACGTTACATTATTTAGATTCTTGGGCATGCCGTCCATCTCATTTGTAACAACAGCAAGATTTATGTAGGGTGTGCATCTAGACATTTCTAAAGGT